GATCACAGCCGGTTCCGGCGTTGGTAAAAGCACCTTCTGTGGTGAGATAGCTCAATCTCTTGTTGATCAAGGCGAGAAGGTTGGTTACATTGCCCTTGAGGAGTCCCTCCAGAGGACCGCCCTACGGCTCATGTCGGTCAAAGCAAACAAACCCCTCCACCTCAACAATGAGATGCCTGAGGAGGCCCTTAGAGCTGCCTTTGACGCAAGTCTGGGGACGGGTTCGGTCTACCTCAGAGATGGATTTGGTTCTGTTGACCCTGATAACATCCTTAGTGACTGTCGATTCATGGCTCTTGCTAAGGAAGTTGGCTGGATCATCCTTGACCACCTCTCGATTCTCATGTCGGGAAATGAGTCCCATGATGAGAGAAAGCTGATTGACATAACAATGACTAAGCTCCGCTCATTTGTAGAGGAGACAGGCATTGGAATGATTCTTATCAGCCACCTTAAAAGGCCCCAAGGTGACAAAGGACACGAGGATGGCCAACAGGTCAGCCTAGGGCAACTCAGAGGTAGTCACAGTATTGTTCAACTCTCGGATTTTGTGGTCGCATTAGAGCGCAACTTATCCGCAGGAGACAACATTGCGAACATTAGAGTTCTTAAGAACCGCTTTAATGGACAAACAGGCCAAGCAGGGACCATTACGTTTAATGCGGCTACTGGTCGCATGGTTGAAGATCTCTCTTCGGCATTTAATTCACCAACTGATGAGGAGTATGACCCCGGATTCTGAAGAAGTCTGTCGCACTTGCGGATGGAACCAGTTCATGTATAGTGAGGTGGAACCCGCTGGTTGGTTCTGTGAGGAGTGTGGGACACCTAGCGCCCTTACTCAAGCAACCCTCGACCGGGAAGAACCCGGCAACTGGTCCTAATGAGACTCCTATTCGACATCGAAACCAACGGCCTACCCCGTAAGGGGATGGACTGTATCCACTGTATCGTTGCCAAAGATCTTGATACGGAGCAAGTCTTCCGATTCAATGACACCGGCTCCACCGAATCCGTAACCAATGGTATTACCCTTCTCCAAGAGGCTGATGTTCTCATCGGCCATAATATTGTTGGCTTTGACATACCAGTTATCCAACAAATATATCCGTTCTTCCAAACAAAAGCAGTCCTCTACGATACGCTAATCCTTAGCCGGATGTTCTTTCCTGACATCCTTAGCAGGGACTATCGGAAGAAGCCAATTGGTATGCCAGCCAAACTTTATGGGCGTCATTCCCTTGAGGCTTGGGGTTACCGCCTTGGTGATTACAAGGGTGAGTTTGGTAAGACCACTGACTGGTCTGACTGGTCAATGGAAATGGAGGATTATTGCGAACAGGATGTTCACGTTTGTGACACCTTGTTCCGTTTAATGGAGCAGAAAGATCGACTTGCTCGGTTTGCTGATTCCATCCGATTGGAACATGACCTTGCTGCCATCATGGCTAAGCAAGAAACATCTGGTTGGCCCTTTGATGTAACCGCTGCTCAAAAGCTAGAAGCCACTCTCAGAACAGAGATGGATCAACTAGCAGACAAGATGAGGGAAGTCTTTCCTTATGTTGACGGTGGGGAAATGACGCCTAAACGTCCCAACTCTACCCGTGGCTACATCAAGGATGCTGCTTTTACTAAGTTAAAGGAATTTAATCCTACCTCGCGTGATCACATCGGCTGGGCCTTCATGACATGGAGGGGTTGGAAGCCTGAAACCTTCACCGACACGGGTAGGCCAAAGATTGATGAAGGAGTGTTATTGGGTATTGATACAGAGGAAGCAAAAACCTTTGCTCGGATCCTTGACCTACAAAAAGCCCTTGGACAACTATCGGATGGAACCAATGCTTGGCTTAAGATGGTCACCAACAAAGGACGCATCCACCACACTTGCCAACTCGCTACTAACACAGGCCGAAACGCGCATTCACGCCCGAACCTTGGCCAGACCAGCAGCGACCCTCGTTGCCGTTCGCTTTTTCTGCCGGGTAAAGGTTTTCGCCAGGTCGGTGCTGATGCTTCTGGGTTGGAGCTTCGGATGCTTGGTCATTACCTCAGTCATTTTGATCGAGGGGCTTTTGCTGACGTTGTTGTCAATGGCGACATACATCAACAAAATGCGGATCGGGTGGGTTGCTCTCGCAAGGACGTTAAGACCCTGACCTATGCGTTTATCTACGGAGCATCCGACAAAAAGATTGGGTACTCTTTGGATAAATCATTGGATGATCGGAAAGCAGCCGTACTTGGTAAGGAAATCAGACAGAAGTTTCTGGCTGCTATTCCCGGTCTTGATGGGTTGCTGACTGCTGTCCAAAAGAAAGCAGAGACTGACATCCTGCGAGGTCTGGATGGTCGTCCTATTCGTCTTCAAGGTAAAAAACACGCTGCCCTAAACTACCTTCTGCAATCAGCAGGGGCTATTGTTTGTAAGCGGTGGAATGTAATTACTTATGAAACACTCAACCATTATGGTTACAACTGGGACATTGACTATCAATGGCTTGGCTGGATCCACGATGAAATTCAACTCGCTGTTCAACCACACCTCGTAGCAGATGCCAAATTCACACTCGAATGGGCGATTGTCCAAGCCGGAGAATACTACAAGCTCAAAGTCCCCCTCGCCTCAGAAGCAAAAGAAGGGCTCTCATGGGCAGACTGTCACTGATACCCAACTCCGTGTTGATGCTGACTTCTATGCCTACCGCGCTTGTCAATCGGCTGAAACAGAATTGGACTGGGGCGATGACCTCATTACAATTGCTAGTAACTTCCGTGTTGTGTTGGACATCTTTGAAGGGGAACTCAAAAACCTCAAGCAAAGGTTCGATACTAACAACGTTACCCTCTACTTCTCCGACAGTAAGAACTTCCGTAAACTCGTCTGTCCTGACTACAAAGGAAAGCGTACTAAACGGAAGCCTGTGGGATACCGGCGCCTTTTAGATTGGTGTTCCAAACATTATAAAGTTGTTCGTTACCCTAATCTAGAAGCTGATGACGCTCTTGGTTTGGAGTGCCACCTTGATCCTCGTGACTTTGTTCTTGTCTCACCAGATAAAGACATGAAACAGATCTCCTGTCGTCTATTCAATGGCACAGATGAGTTCAACGTGACCCCAGAGGAGGCCGACTATTGGTTCTGGACCCAATGTCTTACTGGCGATCCAGTCGATGGTTATAAGGGCGTTCCCGGCATTGGAGCAGTAGGGGCCAAGAAGATCCTAGAAAAGGCTGAAGACCCTTGGGAAGCCATCCTTGAAGCTTATATCAAGGCTGGTCAAACTGAGGAAGATGCCCTCCGCAACACTCGCTTGGCGCGGATCCTTCGCCCTGGAGAGTACAACTCAACAACGAAGGAACCCATCCTATGGACCCCACCCCCATCCTCATTGGACTTGACATCAGTCTGATACTGCTGGTAGTCTATGCCTTGGACTCAAACCTGATCAGGTATGTCGATCTACTCATTCAAACAGCAAGAGTCCGTTCACAACTATGGCTCTATCAAGGAGTTTTTAGAATCCGAATATGGTATGACAAACAATCTTTACGACCGGGACAGGTGGGCCGATTTCTACGAGACCGGCAACTCAAATCCATCCAACGGAACCCCGACTACCGCGAGTTCTTTAATCGGAATGACTAAGTATAATCCATCGCACTACCAACGTGGTCGTATCCAAGTTTGGGATTTTATTGTGGATCAGCAGCTGGATTTTCTGGCTGGCAATATCATTAAGTATATCTGCCGTGCTGGCCACAAGAATCAGGAGACTGAGATTGATGACTGGCTCAAGATTAGAGCCTATGTTAACCGCAAAATCAAAGCACTAAGCCATGATGGGAACCCCTGAACACCTGATTGAACAGGCATTTGTTTTTCGCATTGCCGCTGATCAATCCATTGATCCAGAAGATGAACTAACTCAAGACATGCAACTTACTCTTATCAAAGAGGAGTTTGATGAATTGATGGAAGCTCACATCAATGAGGATGTTGTAGCCGACAGGATACACACATTAAAGGAACTGGCAGATTTAGTCTTTGTCTGCTACCAATATGCCATTGCTCGTAACTGGAATTTAGACACCGCTATGAAGCGGGTATTCGAATCCAACATGAGTAAGTTCGTTGACGGTAAGCCCCTCCGCCGCGAAGATGGTAAGATTCTCAAGGGGCCTGACTACAAACCACCATTTCTTGACGACCTAGTATGACTGCCTACGCTGACCTCGGGGACACCCCCAATACCATTGCCCGCACTGGCCGTGTTCAAAGCTGGATTGACAACCCTGAATCACGCCTGCCTGTCAGCTGTACGGTCTTCGTTGTCGAGGACTCTATGGAGGGCCCACAAGGTATTGAAGCCTCATGGAGATTTGTATCTCACGCCCTACGAAATGGTGCGGGAGTTGCGGTTCACCTTTCTAAACTTCGTGAGGAAGGAGATGACAATGGTCGTGGTCTTACCGCTTCTGGTCCTGTTTCTTTTGCTCGTATTTATTCTGCTCTGAATGAAACTCTTCGTCGCGGTGGTGTCTACAAAAATGGTGCTGTGGTGTGTCATCTTGATTATACCCACCCTGATGCTATCAAGTTTATCCAAGCCACTCGGTCAGATCTGGCATGGGTCAAACGATGCCTTAACGTGGATGCTGGATTCTTAACCAGCGCCTCGCCAGAGTTAATTGAAGCTACTCTTGAGGGTATCAAGAAGGGTGACATCTGGCTCAATAAGATCCGCCATGATGCGGAGGGAAATCGAATCTATGGAAATGTCTGCCTTGAAGTTTATCTTCCTAGTCGTGGCACTTGTCTTCTTCAGCATGTCAATCTTGGTGCTTGCCAATTAGGCGATCTAACTCCTGCTTTTGTAGAGGGTATGAGCAGCCTTGTTGCTCTTCATGCTAAGACTGGTGTTGGAGAGACTGGTGAGTACTTGGCTCCTGAGGTTGATCGTCAGGTTGGTCTTGGAGTTCTTGGCCTTGCTAACTTCCTATGCCAGAATGGTATAACCTACAAACAGTTTGGAGAAGCACTTGATGCGTACATCTCGCACCAACCGGTACACACACCTGCGTATATTCTTGTTTCTGAGTTGGCTAAATCAATTGAGATTGCTGCTCAAATCGCACGTAAAGCAGGTATGTATCGGGCCTTTGCCATTGCTCCTACCGCTTCTTGTAGTTACAACAACGTCGATCTTCGGGGTTACACTACCACTCCTGAGCTGGCTCCTCCTATTAGCCGCCACGTTGACCGCGATTCAGGGACGTTTGGCGTACAATCGTATGCGTACCCGCCTGACTGCGAGATTGCGGCAGAAGTAGGCTGGGCTGATTACAAACGGGTAGTTGATGGAGTCGTTACTTTGTTCCGCTCCACAATGCTATTTCACGGATACTCCTTTAATAGTTGGTCTGACATGGTTACGTATGACCGTGCCTTCATTCGTGATTGGATGGCATCTTCCCAGACTTCCCTCTATTATGCCCTTCAGGTATCACCTGACACACAAGCAAAGGATGATGCCCTTGCTGCTCTTGATGAAAATTATCATGAGTTATTTGGGTTTAATGAAACCGCTCCAGAACCTACCGATAATAACATTTGTATTCCCTGTGGAGAATAATGAAGCATAGTAGTCCGTATGATCAAGTAATTTCTAGAAAGCGAAAGTGGACTCCTGTCGCTGTTCAAAAGGGGAAGGTAGTTGATGGATCTGAGGATGCCCTTTACCGGGCCCTCGGCCTCCGTCATCTGGAACTACCAGTCCGTGAGTTCCTCCAGCAGGGACTCGATAAGGAACTACCTAAGACTCCTGGTGTTAGGGAAGCCCTCATGTCAAATCAATTGGATGAAGAAAGGCATGATCAAGCCCTTAACTATGTGGTAGCTGCCCACGGTTCAGATGAAAAGTCTGAATCAGAAGCAAAGCACATTCTTAAGGCGTGGCTAGATGCCCCTGAGCATCCACTTCTAAAAGCTTCTATACTTGAACGCAGTGTCTTCTTCGTCATCCTTCCCTTCTTCCGATTCAACGGAGACATCGGAATCCGAACAACAGCCGCCGACATCAGCCGAGATGAGCAAGTCCACGTTGCCGTACATTCGATGGTATCCTTTGAACTCGGACTTAAATCCACCCCAAGCCTGGACCGACTTCGCAGAGCGACTGTCGGATGGGTAGTTGATGGGTTGAAATCCTCAACTAATAAGTATCTCGACAAGGATTTCTGGTTGTCTCAATCAGATTCTCTTTACGAAAAGGGTAAGGCCCCTGGTCTATCCGATACCAAACGAGCCCGTATGCCTGCCTTCTTTGAGGCAGCAAATACTGATCTTCCACAATATGGCTGACGCCTACTTTGATACCGAAACCATTCCCCTAACTAGTCTTGTTGGGGGAAGAATTGATCTTGACAAACTCATCGAAGAACTCGATACTATGTACCCAGACCAATACCCAGACCATGAAATGAACGCATGGCAAACTGGACGCATGGCTGGGGCTATTGAAATTATTCGATACCTTAAATCAAAACGCAATCCTTAATCATGTGTCTCGCTCCTAAAATGCCCAAGGCTCCTGAAGCCCCGGCTCAACCTCCTTCTTCTCCATACTCCGCTACGGAAGGCATTACTAAACCCACAACGGTAAAGCCTTCAATGACGAAGCGTCAGTCCCTTCAACAAGCAAGTCAAGGAACATCAGCTCTTACCATTCCTCTTAGTACTGGTGGTATGGCTCCTGTCGCTCCTGCTACTCCTAATCTTTCCATTGGTGGTAAGTAATGGAGAATCAATCTGCCGCAAGTCGTTACGCAA